GTACCGAGTGGGATCTTGTAGATCTTGTCTTCGATCTCTACTTCGAGGACTTCAACCTCTTTGTTGTCTAATACGAGTTTTGGCATGGTAAAACTCCTTTCTTTGATTAGGATGTGACGTCACCGTCGTCGAACATGAACTTCCATGTACCGTCAATCTGAGCGTTCCACATGGTAGGCTCGCCTGCTTTGAATACAAGATCAGAGACCTCAGTAATCAACGCATCGCTAGAGCCGACATAAGCAAGCGTATCGCCGTCCTTCATGAGGAAGAGATATGCTGCGGGATCAGCTGTAACATCAACGCCGAACTCAACGCTTGTAACGTTGCCGTGCTGTGCTGTAGCTGCGATGTAGTCGACATTGTCTTCACCAAACACCGCTTCCATCGACTTCTTTGTTGTGTCGAGGATCGGAACAGTGAGAACGCCGTTCTCAGTATTTACACGTCTCTTTGCAACCATTGCCCAGTTGCGGATGACGTCACCTGAAGGGAGCTTCAGTGAAAGGCCGTCTTCACCTACGTCACCGACCGCCTTCCAGTCTGCGCTGAGTGCTTCGCCCGGATATGAAGGAAGTGCGGTACCTCTGGGAGCTGTAAAGAACATGCCTGTCGCCTTACCTGCGCCTAAAAATACTTCTGACATATTTATGCCTCCTGTTTAAGATTCTTCTGGAACTGTTTGTTTCTGACGATGTGCAGTTATAAGAACTGTCGCAGTGCAGAGACTAAGATCAGGACGCACAGGATCAGTTCCCCACTGTGCGAGACCGTTTATACTGACATTGCGAAGCGCACCGAATTGTTCTCGAGCTTGTTTCTCAAGAATACCGATTGCTCTCCTGAGAAGCGTCATAGCTTCCGCGTCACTTTTTGCTCTTGAATCGAGAACCACCAAGAACGTATCAACCTTATTGGCGGAACTTCCGCCGGTTTCCTTGATTAAGATGCACGGAGTGATGAATTTTTCCGGCAAAGGCGGTACATAGGCGGTTAAATAATCGTCAAGCGCCAGCCTTACTTCATCCTCAATGTCGATTGGAATCAAAATGTTCATGATAATGCCCTCGTCAATGCTTTATCTTCTGATTCTGCGATCTTCGCTTTGTTGTCTGCAGCTGTAACGAAACCGATATAACGGCCACCGCCGTAACCTCCGAGCTGTGTCGAGGCTTCAAAGCCTTCACCGCCTCGGGTGTTATTAGCGTTAGCCTTTTGTGCTATCTCTTCCGCAGTCTGCTGCACGAGATCGTGACAGCCTTGCGACTCTAGGATCTGGCGAAAACCGTCAGAATTAAAAACTAATCGGAGCGCCGACATAGGTCATCCCTCCCACCTTACGAGATTGAGCTGAATGTGTGACAGATTAAACGCTCCGGGCCAGTGCTTTGGCTCGCCGTTTATCGCAAACACATCACCTTCAAACTCGATATGATCCCCGGCTTTTACGTCGGAGTTCTCGGGAATGTATGCAGTGTATGATTCAGAGACGCCCAGGACTCGCCCGTCCAGCGATGTTGATGTCGCTGCGGGCTGAACTGAGCACCCTGTTATCATCAATCTGTCGACCTTGTCAGGACTCCAGTCGGGAATTACTGAACCGCGTTCGGTCTTTGTTCCCGGTCTTATGCGATAGATCGTCTGTTTTGCGAATGAAGGGAGCATTTAGAACACCCCCTTAACCTTGTAAGGTTGCAAGACCTCTCTATTGTCATCAGGAAGCGCCGTGCTCCTGGTATTGCCAGCCCACGACGCATTGTAAGTAACACTGACACCGCCCGCTGCTTCCGACATGACTCCGTAAGACGAAGTAACTGCGTGAGTAACGCGGTGTGCTGTGAGTTCCTTGATTGCCTGGATCTGATTATCCGGGAAGCCCGCCGTGTACTTGATGAAGATCCTGCTCTTACGATCGAGGAACCCAACATCGTAGATCCTGAGAAGTCCGTCAGCTCCGATGTCATAATCGTCTTTGACATCGCCTTCATATTCTCCTGTCTGCGAGTTTAAGACTGCGTTCAGGACAATCTTCTCGACACCCGTGACGAATGTCGCCGGGAGCTGAACAAGCAGGTCGGGACCAACGAAAGCATCACGCAGATCTCTTACGTTGTAGATCATTCCGCATGTCAGGTTAGGACTGACGTGCCAGCCGCAATAGTTTCTTATCGCAGCTGTCGCAGCGGGAATGTTTGTACCTACTCGGGAGTCAAAGCCAAACCTGCCATTAGTAAAGCCATTGAACTCGGCAATGGTCAGGAAGTCCGGGAGCGTTTCAGCATCGTATGTGTAACCCCAAGGGCTCATAGTAGCGTGATTAAATTCGCTCATTTGTTAGATCCTGCCTTCCTTGACTTGTTTGCCGGTGCCTTCTTCGCTTTATTAGCGGGTGCGGGCTTTGCCTTCGGCTTGGGTTTCGGTGCGGGTTCGTCCGCCTCTTCAGGCTCCGCTGCCTTAACCGGTTCGATCTCTTCTACGGTCTTCTTTTCGGGCTGTGGTTCGTCTGATACATAATCATCGTTTACCCAGCACTTGCGACCGCCTACTACAGCAATCTTCATGGTTGCGAGCCTCCTTTCTTTAGAATTAGTAAAAAGGGAGCCGTGTTAGGGCTCCCCTAGTCAATCAGATCAGGATGCGTCAGAGGAAAGGAGAACAACACCCTTGAGGTCAACGACTGCAGTAGCAAGTCTAACCTCTGCGCGGAGTGTAACTCTGTTGTAGAGGAAGTCGTCTTCGTTCTCTGCTGCGATAGCAACATCCATGCCGCCCTTTCTCCATGTCTTTACTGCTTCACGAGCTGCAACAAGTGCAGAACCCTGAGAAACTGCAGAAGAAGCATAGATCGGAACGCCCCAGATGCTTGAAGGAATACCGATAGCACCATTACCATAAGCGCCTGTGAAGTAGCCGCCGCCGTAATACTGCTTGTTGGAGTCCTTAGCGGAAAGGAGTGTGTAGATGTCTGCAGGATTGAGAACAACAACAGAAGCATCATACTGAGAATCAGCCTTAACCTTGAGGATTGCTGCAAGGATACCGTCTGCGAATGTGACTGTTGTGCCGTCGTATGTCTCTGCACCGATGCCAACTGTGGAACCGATTGCATTGATAACATAGTTATCCTCAGCCTTACCGAGCTGGTGCATGAGTGTGTTCTGGCACTCAGAAGCCAAGAATGGAGCGTCCGCCAAAATTTCATCCGTCTCTTTCAACCATGCTGCCAGTTTCGAAAGTGCGAGTGTTGTAGGTGCGAAGCTGGTGGATACCTGGGGCTTCTTGTTGTTCTGAGCTGTAGCGGAAATGCCTCCGTTTGTCTCAAAAGCGCCTTCAAGGAAGTATGTGATAGCGTTACCGCTGATCTGTGTCTCCTGGAACAAAGATGCAGCTGAAACTCTTCTGCCAACGGGAGCAATACTTCTGTCGACTTCTGCAATCTGAGGAGCTGTTACAACAGTGTTGTAAGCCTTCTCGAAGTGCATCCTTGCGCCTGCCTTCTTATCCTGGATCTCTGCGGCCTTCTGTGTAAATTCATCAATCTGTGACATCTTTTTAACCTCCGTGTCTTCAGTGATAGGTGTCTCGGCTGTACCGAGTGACTTCAAGATCTCTGCTGACTTCTCAGCCTTCTCGATCTTGGTTGTGATTTCTGCGATCTCCTTAACAAGAGCCTCACCCTGCTCGACGACCTCGTCTGTTACGTCGTCAGCCTTGAGCTGGGGCTCGAGGTCAAGAAGCGCCTGCTTCTTTTCTGCGAGCTGTTCCTTCAGTGACATAATCAGGAACCTCCTTTAATCGTTTGGATTTTTTCGAGAAGGTCTGAAGCTCTCTTCGAATTACCGTTGTCCTTCTGTTCCTCCGATGCCTCGTTGACTTCAGGTTCAGCCTCTTCGCTCTTTGCCTCTGCTTCTTCGGTGTTATCGTCGCCCTCGTCGTCAAGTAATGACTGTGCGAGGTCTCTGATCTGTTTGATGATGTCTGCGTCCTTCTGGCTGTTGCGTCTGCCCGCCTTTG